CAGCTTTATCGTAAGTTGAAGAAACACCCTAACGGATTTGCATTAGATGAGTCTCAATATGATTCATCGCTCCGTGCATTCCTTATGTGGGGATGCGCTGAGTTTCGCTGGCGTATGTTGCAACCCGAAGACCGTACAGCAGAGAATCTTGAACGTTTATTGACATATTATCGAAATCTCGTTCACACGGTCATTATCACTTCTGAGGGTGTGTTTGTTCGGAAGCAAGGAGGTAATCCCTCTGGTTCTGTTAACACCATCAGTGATAATACACTTATTTTATTCGTCTTGTTAGCGTATGGATGGATAATGTTGTGTCCAGATGAAATGTTGTCTTATCATGCTTTTGACAACGAATTGTCCCTGGCTTTGTGCGGGGACGACAATACCTGGAGTGTTTCGGATAAAGCACTGCCATTCTTCAATGCTCGATCGTTAATTGAAGTTTGGAAGGGGCTTGGAATCACGACAACCACGGATTCCTTGGACCCCCGTCCTGTGGAGCAATTGGACTTCCTTTCGGCGTTTACTGTGTTTGTAGATGGGGTGGCTGTGCCTTTCTATAATCGCCAGAAGTTGTTGACGTCATTGCTATATTCACGTTGTCCTGATAATCCGTCGTTCACCCTTGTTCGAGCAAGTGCCCTTATGAGGGTTGGGTGGGCTGACGTCCAGCTCAGAAATTATTTGTCTGATTTAGTAGCTTGGTTAGTGAAGGAGTACGGTACCGTTCTCAGAGATGATGAGGAGTGGAAGTACGCAATGCACCAAATACCGAGTGAAGTTGAGCTGAAGACTCTTTTTCTTGGGGAAGAGAATGTGTTCCGTTTTATGGAGAAGCAGAGCTTTGAGGCCTTACGGAATAAAAAGAGAGCTATGAATCAAATTCAGGCTCTACCCCAGCGAGTTAGAAGAAAAAGAGTGCCGAGATCTACGTTGGCTAGACGCCAGCAAATCCCGGCCGCCCCAGTTGTTAATGTGACTAGGAGGCGTAAGCGTGCCAAGCGGCCTAAGGCTCGTGTTCGTAAAAGGAGAGCACTTGCCCGTGGAGCGAAGAATCCCTATGGAGGTGGCCAGAGTGTCTTCCCATCAGGGTCCGCCCGGCAGCGAGGTATGAAATGTACTATGGTTATGAATTCTGAGTACATTGGAGAGGTTTTAGGATCGAATTCATCAACTGTGCCTGTTGTGACACAGTATTCTATTAATCCTGGTCAGGC